ACCATGGGAAACGGCAGAATCAGCTATAGATCTGATTGGTAACGCATCATATGGCATGAAATCTTGGATCATTGGTGAAGTTGCACATACATAATTTGTGTGATACACTTATAAAAATACTTTAAAATTATGACTGAAGAAAATTTAATTGTCGATGTAGAAGCTAAAGAAGTGGTTGATGAACCGTCTGAACCAGTAGAACCTAAAATGTCTTATCATGAAAGGATTAACCTGGAACGTCAAAGAGCAACTACACTAAATAAAATGCTTAAAGATTATCGTCGAAAGATGAAAAATCCTTTAACCGCTGTGAAAAATATGTCCAGTTAGGAGTAATAAATGCAAGCAGTAGTTTACACAAAACAAAATTGTCAATGGTGTGATAGGGTTAAGTATCTATTGAATCATTTAAAAATTGAATATTTAGAATATGAATATGAAAAAGACTTTACCAAGTTTCAATTCTATAATGAGTTTGGTGAAGGAGCTACTTTTCCACAGGTATCAATTGGAACAACTCACGTAGGTGGTTGTAAAGAAACACTTCATTATTTGCAGGAACAAGAATTGTTATGACTGGCACTGATACGATCTGTCAATTTGTCGATACTATTGTCGATGAGTATATAACTACGAAGAAAAAAATCCGAGTTGATTTTTTTAAGTACCTTCAGTCTGAAGACATTGATAGGAAATCTATTAATGAATATACTTCGGATAGAATTCATTTTATTACGGAAGTAATTGATGAAGTAGAAGGTGCTTTGAATGGAGATAAAATTTTATCAGAAGCTTATGGTTGTTATAAAACATCTGAGTTAAGAGAACTTAAATCTTTACTTGACAGATTTGTAAATGATGTAGAAAAATATAAAAATTCTAAGAAGATAACAAGGCGTAAGAAAGTAAAAAGTCCTGAACAGTTGACAAGGGCCTTGAATTTAATTGACAAGCCTGTTATAATAGAAGGTGAAAAATACAACCCGATCCCTAAGGTTGAAATCATTGATGCTAAATCAGTATTTTTGATTAACGTTAAGACAAATGAATTGCTTTTTCTATCTGGAAAAAAACTTTCCTGTTCTGGTGCAAAAATTGTAAATTATGATGAAGGTATTTCTGGTATGAAAAAGATAAAAAAGATTGATGAGACTATCAAATCTGTATTATCTTCTACCAACATTACATGTTCAACACTTTTTAATAATTTTCCTAATAAAGTTAAACCAGTTCCTAAAACTGTGTCTCCAAATTATTTTTTAATTAGATTAATTAAATGACTAACATTCCTGATAAGTATCTAAATACTAATGTAAGGGCTATGTTAAATGGAGGTACTAAAGAGGAACCAGAACCAGAACCAGAATACGTTTTCCTGTTAGATAAACTTATTTCTTGTTTCAAGAATGAGTATCGTCTGGAAGTTAAACTTTCTCACAAAAAAGAAAAGGAAGTATCATGACAGAAGTAACAATGGTAGTACTAAGTGCTTTGTTTTGTCTCGTTGGTGGTGGTCTTGGATTTATTTTCGGGTGGTTTTCTAATGAATATTACACATCGTTTATGGAAGCAACAGTTTCTGCAAACATGAATATTCATCCAGAAATGCTTGATAACCAAGGACACATAATTCAAGAAGAACTTTTAAGTATTAGATTTTTAGAGGAGGAGGAACTCGACCAGGATTAATCATGATTTTAGTTGACATGAACCAATGTATGATCAGTAATCTGATGATGCAATTGAAAACTAGTAATGGACTTGATGAAAATCTAGTTCGACATATGGTTTTAAATTCTTTAAGACACTATAGAAAAACTTTTGGTACTGAATATGGCGAACTAGTACTTTGTTATGATTCAAAATTTTATTGGAGGAAAAAAGAGTTTCCTTTTTATAAACAGAATCGTAAAAAGGATAGAGAAAAATCTTCTCATGATTGGAATGCAATTTTTGAATGCTTGAATAAAATTAGAGACGAAATCAGAACTCACTTTCCATATGTTGTAATGGATGTTTATGGTGCTGAAGCAGATGATATTATCAGTGTCCTTATCAAACATAACTCTGATCAGGATACACCAGATAAAGTTCTGATTCTCTCTGGTGATAAAGATTTTCTTCAACTTAGTAAGTACTCTTTTGTATCTCAATACAATCCTATCCAAAAGAAATATGTTACTTTAGATAATCCTAAAGAATATCTAATGGAACATATTATCAAGGGGGATCGTAGCGATGGTATTCCAAATTTCTTATCTGATGATGATACATTTGTATCTGGTAAAAGACAAAAACCTATCAACAAAAAGAATTTGGTAAAGTGGATTACTGCTGATCCAAAGAGTTTTTGCACAGACGTTCAACTAAAAAATTATGAACGTAATAAAAAACTAATTGACCTAAGTTGTATTCCAGAAGACATTCAAGTAGAAATTGTCCAAGAATTTAAACGGTTAAATAGTAATGTAAAGAGAGGAGTTACATTAGAGTACTTCTTAAAAAACAAACTGACTACACTATTAAATGATATAGAGGATTTTTAACTATGGCTGAACTACCTGTAGAAAAATTATTGATCTCTGAAGTTCTTCAAAAGATTTCAAACGCTAAAACTAAAAAAGAAAAAGTTGCCCTACTTAAGAAGTATAAGAGTCCTGCTCTACAATCTATTCTTATTTGGGCATATGATGAGAGTGTGAAGAGTATGCTTCCAGTAGGTGATGTTCCATACACTCCCAACGACAGTCCAGAGGGTACAGAACATACACTGCTTTATCATGAGTATAAAAAGTTATACCACTTCGTTAAAGGTGGTAATGATAAACTTGCCAAGGGTCGTAGAGAGATGATGTTTATCCAATTGTTGGAAGGACTTCATGAAACTGAATCTAAAGTTGTATGTCTTACTAAAGATAAGCAACTTAGTAAAAGATATAAAATTACTAAAGCATGTATTTCGGAAGCTTATCCAGAAATACAGTGGGGAAATAGATCTTAGAAATATATGGTATTAACAAGTACTGACGTAAGTAATTTCAAATCAATTTATTCAGTTATAGTTATTCATATTAATTGCGATCCATCTTCAGCTGAAGATAAAAGTCTTCCACGAAACTCATACTTAATACATTGTGACAACGGTACAGAAGTGTGGTATGATATCGTCATGGGATTCACCGTTGACATCTTTAATGCTTACTATGATAAGTATGGTAATGTTATGAAAGGCATGACATGGACTACTGGATCAGTAATCCCTAAACTATGGGGCTATACTGCAAAGGATGAAACTAAACCGAAGAAATGATTATGATTGCAAAATTAATTTCCGTAACACCGGATGCTGAACAGACTATGGCATATATTGCTAGAGTCTCCAATCCATCAAATCAAAATAATGAAAAGTATGCAGGACTACTTGGATACTGTATCAAACATAACCACTGGTCTGTGTTTGAACAGTCATCAATGACTCTTGAGATTGAAACTACTCGTGCAATCGCAGCTCAAATTTTGAGACATCGTAGTTTCACATTCCAAGAGTTTTCTCAGCGTTATGCTGATAGTTCTATGTTAGCGAATAAAATTACTCTTCCAGAGTTGCGCCGACAAGACATAAAGAATCGTCAGAATTCTATTGATGACTTGGACCCATTTGTGCAACAAAGTCTTGAGTTACAGATGCAAACTCTTTTTGATTCTTCTATGGCATTATATCAACAAATGCTTGAGCGTGGAGTTGCAAAAGAATGTGCCAGAAATGTGCTTCCACTTTGTGTAGGAACAAGAATTTATATGACAGGCTCTTGCCGTTCATGGATTCATTATGTTAATCTAAGGACTGCTAATGGTACTCAGAAAGAACATATGCAAGTCGCTGAATCTTGTAAAGAAATTTTTATTGAACAATTCCCAACTGTATCTGAAGCTCTTGGATGGTCTAATTAATTATGAATATTTTTGTTACTGATGTATCTCCCCAAAAGTCTGCTGCTGTCCTACCTGACAAGCACATCGTCAAGATGCCCTTAGAGTGCTGTCAGATGCTCTCTATCGTTGCCTCTGACAAATGGGGACACGGGTATGGAACTCTTCCTAAGTCAGATGGAACCCCTTACAAGACCGAGAAAGGGGCATTCAGGAACCATCCATGTACAGTGTGGGCAAATGAGACTGTATCAAATGCTAGGTGGTTGATTCGTCATGGTCTTTCACTATGCGAAGAGTATTCTAATAGATATGGAAAGATTCATTCGTGTCTTAGTACTCTTGCACATGCAGATAAAATCTTTCCATTAGACGCTCTTCATTTTTCAGAACTTACTCCTTTTGTTCGTGCAATGCCTGATGAATTTAAACTTGACACAAGCATTGATACTATTACTGCTTACAAAATGTACATTAGCAGCAAACCTTGGGTTGCATCTAATTATCTTCGTCTACCAAAACGTAAACCTAACTGGGTCTAATTATGCCAACTTATCCATTAATAAATAAAATCACGGGAGAGAAAAAAGAACTCTCTATGACAATGAACGAATATATTTCATGGAAGGATGACAATCCTGATTGGGATAAAGACTGGTCAGTAGGTTGTGCTTCTTCTGTTAGTGAAGTAGGTGACTGGAGAAATAGAGTTCCCGGAGATCTCCAAAAGAAAATTAACAACATTAAAAAAGGTCATTATGGATCTACAATTCAGGGATTTTAAGTATGGCAAGATCTAGAAAGAAACTCACGCCCGATATTAATGGTATGTCTGCTAAGCAGATGAAAAGAAAAAAACCAATCAACAATGATATGTTGGTTAATATCGAACCTTTAACTCCTGCTCAAGAAAAAGTTTTTGAATTTTGGAATAATAATCAAAACCTTTTTATGTATGGTGCAGCTGGTACAGGTAAAACATTTGTTGCTTTGTATCTTGCTCTTAAAGAAGTATTAAAAGAAGAAAGTCCATACGAAAAAGTTTACATAGTTCGTTCTTTAGTATCAACTAGAGAGATTGGATTCCTTCCTGGTGATCATGAAGATAAGTCTTCCCTATACCAAATACCATATAAGAATATGGTCAAGTATATGTTTGAGATGCCGGACGATAACTCTTTTGAGATGCTTTATGGTAACTTAAAATCACAAGAAACTATTTCTTTCTGGTCTACTTCATTCATCCGTGGTACTACTTTAGATAAAGCTATAGTGATCGTTGATGAATGTCAGAACTTAAATTTTCATGAATTAGATTCTATTATCACTCGTGTTGGCGAAGACACTAAGATTATTTTCTGTGGCGATGTACATCAGTCTGATTTAGTCAAGACTAATGAAAGAAATGGTATCCTAAACTTCATGAGTATCCTTCAGTTGATGAAAGAATTTGGTATGATTGAATTTGGTATTGATGATATCGTTCGATCTGGTTTGATTCGTAGTTATCTTGTAAGTAAGATGAGTTTAGGATTTTAATGTTTAATCATGTAAAAATTGATTTACCAGATAAGTTAGAACGAGTAACTATCAATGGTAAAAGATACTATAAGATACCAGGTGAAGATGATATCAAATTAGTTTCTGTTACTACCGTTACTAGTTTTCAATCTGCTAAATCAATTAAAGCTTGGAGAGAAAGAGTTGGTGCAGAAGCAGCTAATCTTAAGACTAGACGTGCAACTAGTAGAGGTACTGATTATCATACCTTAGTAGAACATCATCTAAAAAATGAAGAACTACCAACAGTCCAACCATTATCAGAATACTTATTTAAGTTTTCTAAAACTGAGTTGGGTAACATTGATAATATACACGCTCTTGAAACTCCCCTATATAGTAGGAAGTTAGGTATAGCTGGTACAGTTGATTGTATTGCAGAATACAATGGCGAACTTGCTGTTATAGATTTTAAAACATCTGAGAAACCAAAACCCGAGAAGTGGATCGAAGGTTACTTTGTGCAAGCTGTTGCATATGCTTGCATGTTATATGAGTTAACTGGTATAATAACCAAGAAACTCGTCATCATAATGTCCTGTGAAAATGGAGAATGCGTTGTCTATGAAAAGTATCACAAAAGCGAATACATTAGAAAACTTACTCAGTATATACGAGAGTGGAAGTTTGCTCATGAATAAAAGTAAAGAAGCTATCAATGAGGTTCTTGATAAGAAGTTTATGACTTCTGCAAAGTTCTCAATGGAAATAGAAAACATTGTAAAAACAAATAATGGAGAACTCAATTACATTGAAGCTATTATTACTTTTTGCGATGAGAATGAGATTGAGTTTGAATCAGTATCTAAACTGTTATCTAAAACTCTAAAAGAAAAACTTAAGTATGATGCACAACGGTTGTGCTTCATGAAAAAATCATCTAAGGCAAAACTTCCTATTTAATATGGATGGGTATGAGGTATATAAGATTTACCTTGCTTTGAAATTACATTTTACCAAAGACAAATATAATTTCTTTACCTTTAATGGTAAGTCAAGAGCAAGTCTGTCTTCATTTGAAAAAAGAAATGATAGGTATTTCTTTAAAAAAATAGGAACAAAATTTGACAGACAAGAAGTAATAGAATTTTTTGTCTCTCATTTTATAAAAGATGGAAGTACCTGGATAGGTAACATTTCCATACATAAATCAAAGACATATACTGATTGGAAAAAAAAGATTCAGAGTATGTCTTTTAACTTTAGTCAAGAGATTGAATCTTTATTAGATTTACAACCAGAGTTTGATTCACTGTTTAGAATCGTTGACGGGCAACATCCAGTTCTATTGAAAGAACACTTGTCTGGAAATGTTTCATTAGAAACTATGGTTGTATTGAATATGATTGTAAACTATGTTCCTTACTTCACTAGTAATATTTCTGATCCGATTGTTTGGCCTGAGATTAGAAAGACTGTAGTGAAGTACGAACCATTCCTATCCTTGGACAAGTCTAAATACAAAAGGATTCTGTTAAAGTTATGCAGTTCTTCGACAACGATATAGTTCGTACTGAAGCAGCAGAAATGATGCAACTATACGAGGATATTACAGACCTTATGATGTCTGTAAAAATTAAAACTACTGAGGGTATGAAAAAATACCTGGTTAAGTTATCCCGCATGATTGAATTGCAGGAGATGATTTATTTTCGTGCTCGTTATTCTAGCGAAGAAGATGCACAAGAGTTTGTCAACTTTTTAAAACTATCATTTCCACTCGTTTCGATCGAAGGTGAAACAGATGTCACTGAGGCGTTTAGTCGGATGAGAACAGACATCGATAATATGATGAGCTTGTTGCCCCTTGACTAACCCCTCTCCATCTGGTATAATTACTAGGTGGTTAAGACCACAAAGGCCAAATACTTACAAATACGGAGAACACACATGTCTTTTGCTGCACTCAAAAAAAATTCTAACTCATCATTTGAGAAACTGACTCGCGAACTTGAGAAGGTTGCTAGTAGTCAACAAAGTTCATCTAATGATGATCGTTTTTGGAAACCTGAACTGGATAAGTCTAGTAATGGTTATGCAGTTATTCGATTCCTACCTGCACCTGATGGAGAAGACCTTCCATGGGCTAAACTCTTTAGTCATGCATTCCAAGGTCCTGGTGGATGGTATATCGAGAACTCGTTGACTACGATTAACAAGTCTGATCCTGTTGGTGAAATGAATCGTGAACTGTGGAACAGTGGTCGTGATTCAGATAAAGAAATTGCACGTAAACAGAAACGCAAACTGTCCTATTACAGCAACATCTATGTTGTCCGTGATCCCCTCCATCCTGAGAACGAAGGTAAAGTATTCCTGTTCAAGTTTGGTAAGAAGATCTATGATAAGATCATCGGTGCTATGCAACCAGAGTTTGAAGATGAAACTCCAATCAATCCATTTGATTT